TGTAATTGCTTGACCAGTAATACTCAAGTAGTCGGCAGTGGTAGTAACAAGAGTTACATCTGTTGAGTTATCAGTACCAGCAGCATCAACACCTAAGGTTGTTCTTGCGGTTGCTGCATCAGCATCGTCAATAAGAGTTCTACCAAAAGAACTTAATGTAGTTACAGATGCAGTTCCAGAACCTGTGAAATAAGGAAGAGCATCAGCAGCAGAAGTTACAGTAGAAATTGCGACAAGTGCTGTATCAAGAGTATATGCAATCGCATCACCATCTTGTGTTACTGCCGCAGTAATACCAGTACCACCAGAGAAAGTAATGGTATTGCCATCAGTGATAGAAGAAGTATTGGAACTATCACTAATTGTAAATCCAGAAAATCCTGATGTTTGGTTTACCCAAGCAAGATTTCCAGTTCCATCAGTTTTCAAGACCTGACCATCAGAACCTGCACTATCGGGAAGTCTTAAAGTAAAATTAGAAGCAATTAATGCAGGTGCTGCAACTGCAACATAGTTTGTTCCATTATCAGTATCTTCATAAAGTCTGATTGAACCAGAATCTGTTGAAGATGTTTTATAAAGAATCTCCAAAACAGAAGAATAAGCATCAGCACTGGCAATAGCACTACCCGCACCAGTACCAGTTCCTCCATCATCACCCACATAAAGAACTTTACCAGTTTTATTATAAATGGGTTCACCTTCATAAAAAATAGTTCCAGGAGTTGTCGTACCCCTTTTCAGTTGAAGTCTATTTGCCATTTTTTTATAAATTTATATACTTTATTTAGTTTTAATAAGAACCATAATCAACAATATCAGGTGCAGGATTAAAGTCATTATTAATGCCAAAGTAAGTCTTAGGATTCACAAACTTAAATCCAGGAACTGTTGGATCATAAACCATAAGATAATCGGTAGTTATCCCAGAAAGATTTGAAGTGTTTACATCAGTTAAGGCAGATAATGGAATCGATACATTAATTGATGCAACACCACCAGAAAGTGTTACATCCAAATCCGTTCCAAAGTTTAGAGTAGATGCAGTACCTACAAGAGTGTTATTGTCTTTGACTTCAATACCAGAACCTGCAGCAATAATTCCAGTCAATCCAGAACCATCACCAACAAATGCGGATGCAGTTACAATACCAGTGATTCTTGCATCACCTTGAACCCAAAGAGCCGTTGATCCAATACTAACTACATCAGTTCCAATTGCAACATTACCAGTTGTGTAGATTCCAGCATTCGTTTCAGACCAATAAGAATCTCCACCACTACCAGAAACATAACTGGTTCCAATAAACTTACCTACAGAAGAATCATATTGGAGAACATATCCATTTGTCTTAGCAGAATTCCTATCAACATCATCAAGGAATTCAAGTCGTGTTTCTCCACCACCACCAATGGTAGCAAGTTGCTGCTGAATACGATTGATGAATAAACGATAATGTTGTTGAAGTTGGTCTAATGTTACAAAGTTTTGGTCAAGAGGAGTAAGAGGATCTTTATTATCAGTAGAAGGTGGTTCTACAATAATATTCTCTGTAAGGATTTCTTTTTCATTAAACTTCTCAAATACTTCTTCAAGATACTTTACTTTCTTGGAAAGTTCATAATTTTTTTCTTCCAGTTCTTCAAGATTTAGTCTTTGAATGGCAGACTTCACATCCTCCTGAATTTGTTCAAGATTTTTATTTTGAACTTTAATGTGAGATTCATTACGAACAATTTCAATTTCTAAATCAGATACTTTTTTGGAAAGATTGCTTTGAACATTTTCAAACTCTTCACTGAGTTCGTTTTGATATTCTTGAAATCTTCCTACAAATTCTTCTTTTAATTTTTCTTTCCACTCATTCTGAATTTCTTCATTAATTTCAATCTCTTCTTTAAAGACCAATACCTGAGATAAACACTCACTAATCTTTGTAGAAAAATCTTTTAGTGTAGTATCATATAAATTTAATTTTTCATTGTCGGAAACAACTTTACTTTCAAATGTTTTTGAAATTGAATTATATGTGGATAGAGTCTTCTTTACATCTTTCTGAGTTTCTGTTAGTACTTTCTTGAAGTCATTAATTTTCTCAGTTACAAACTTATCAACTTCCTTAGATTCTGTAAGAGCATCAGATTTAAGAGTCTTTATATCTTCAACAAATTGAGATACTTTTTCTTCAATATTTTTTTGAATTTCCTTTACTTCTGCCTCAGTTTTTAATTTATTCTCAATTAGAAGTTTGTTGTATTTTGGTGCTTCAATTTCTACAAACTCTTTTAATGAAGTTTGAATGGTCGAAATCTTCTCATCAACATTTTCTTGGAACTCTGATAATTGAGAAGATACTTGAACGGTGAGGTCTTCTAATTTGCTTTCGGTTTTTCTTTCAGAATCTTCTAATTTTTTTTCAGTCTTCCTTTCAGTCTCAACTATAAAACCTTTATACTTGGGAATTTCTTCTTCTTTAAGTTTAGCAAAGTTTTCATCAAGAAGTTTAAAGTCTTCAAGAATTCCAGAAAGACTTTGTTCATTAATTCCTTGGAGGGTTTCTGTAAGTTGCTGATACTTATTGTCAACAAACTCACCGATACCTTCGAGAGTTTGATTTACATTTTCTTCTAGTTGAGTAAAACGATTATCAGTACGAAGTTCACTATCTACAATCAGTTTTTTATATTTTGGTACTTCTACTTCCAGAAACTCATTTACAGATTCAGTCAGTCCAGAAACATCTAAACGAATTTCTGTAAGTTTATTTTCATTAATACCTTTAACTTTGTTTTGAACATCACGAATACTTTGTTCAACTACCAACAGTTGAGACATCATTGCGCGATCCAAATCTTCTTTCTTTAGAAGAGTTTGAATCTCTGTTTGAATATCTTCTACCTTTTCCGAAAGATGATTGACTCTTTCAATATTTACACGATAATTATCCAGAGTATCAGAAAACTCTGAAAGAACTTCTATCTTACTTAGATTATTTTTAAATGATTCAAAAGCATCAGAAAATGTATTGAGTTCTGGTGCTTTCGCCAGTTCTTCAACACAATTATTCACAGTAGCAATATCTTTTTTAAAGTATTCTGATGGTTTTCTAAGTGCCACTATTACAACAACTTACATATAAGAATATTTATTATACTGCGGTTTCCTCCCCTTGTCAATCCACTTTTCCCCAAATAATTCCAGTTTATAATCAACAAAAAATGAAGAAAGCATTTCTTGCTTTTGCTATGGTTCTGTTGGCGATAAAAGTTTTTTCTTCATGATCTTTTAAATACGCTACTATTTGGTCTAGGATAACGAACTGAACTGCTTCTTCTTTTATAATTTATCTTAGGAGAAAGAACTCCAGTCTCTGGTCTTTCTTTCCTATAAAAAGAAAATCTATTATTAGAATCTCCAAGTGATTCAAAATTTGTGGTTGTTATTCCACCAGTATCACCAACTTGTGTTTTTGATACCTCAATGAGATAATTTAATGCATCAGTCTGTGATAGTCTTGGTTCCTGTTCTGCAAGACATGCAATAATTCCAGCAACTTGTGGACCAGACATACTTGTCCCACTAATTGAACCAAGTTTATATGTAGAATTTCTGGGGTCATCCGCTAATGTAATGTTAAATTCTGATGCGGCATTAGTGTCATAGACGGCAGATATAATATTAGTTCCTGGTGCCCATATATCAACCCTCTCTCCAAAATTACTAAAGTCAGATTTATATTCCTGAGTTTTAGTTCCAATAGAACCGACAGATATACATCCAGGAGCGGCACTAGGAGATGAACCTTTCATAGGTTCATAACTAGAATATCCATTGTAGGTATATGTATTATTATAATCCAATCCAGATGGAAGATTGTTATTCCAATAAGAGTTTCCTGCAGATGAAATAACAATTATACCATCATTAATAGCATCTGCCAAATCAGTATCAAGAGCAGTAAGTCTTGCTGGAACTCTAAACAAAAATGATGAACCAGGAACTGGAATACCTCTAGCTTCCAAATATGCCTTTTTTTGAGCATCAGTTCCAGTCACGGAAGAAGATGTTCCTCTATATGTTATTTGAGTAATTAATGATAAAGATTGCCCAGAACCATTAAATGTATCTCCAGTATAATAAAGTCCCCAACTATGATTAGTAACTGTTGGATTTCTTCTACCAGTATTAGGATTGATTGCCTTAGAATTATGCCACGCTCTAATATAATCAAACAAATATAGATACCAATTTCCTGCTGGAGCATTTGATGCAGTATAAGAAAATTCTATATTAAAAATATTTGCATCTCTTGCCCACCCCTGAGTATTTCCACATGCAGTTCCTGCAACGTGAGTTCCATGACTATCATCTACAGATTGTTTTGTATAATCATATGAACCAGTTGTCGATAATCCAAGTTCAGTGCTGTGAACAAACCAATCATATTGATTAACTCTAGTACCACCTGTCCCATCAGGATTCACAGCAAACTCTGGATGATTTGGATTAATATGCTCATCAACTATTACAACATCAACATTTCTTCCCGAACTTGTTGTACTTACCGTCTGTGTAGTTTGAGTAAATGTTCCATTGGTTCCCCAGTTAGTGAGAGGACTTGCATTGATACACCTATAAATTCCCCAATTCTTGTCATTACTGTCTATTGTTGCACTCTTTTCAAAATTTCCCGTCTGTTCCCATAAAGGTCCAACCTCAATACCACGCTCAGAGGGTATTAATTCACACGCCAAAACACGAGGATCATTTGCAACTTCTAATGCTTCCTCATCAGTAAGCATGTAGTGAGTATTACGACTGATGTTTCTTCTACAGCAGCAGTGGACCTTTCTATCTGGAATGGTTATACTACCACCTTCGGTTTCCATATCTTCATAGAAACCATCAAGATCATCACGACTATGAAGAGTTACTATGTATTCTCTCATATTATGCCTCCAACTTAACTGCAGTCAAGTCAACAGTAATTGCTGCAGAACCAGCACCAGTATTTTCAACTTTTAGGTAGATGTTTGTACTAGGTGTACCATCATTATTCCACCCAAGAACACCAGGACTCATTAAGAATGTGCTACTACCAGCAGTCTCAGTGTAAACTTCAGCGATGACACCAGAACCAGGTATCGGATCAGTGTCTGAAGTTCTTGATGCATCTGCTGTTCTTGAAGAGGTATCAGTATAAATCGTAACCCAAGCAGGATTATCAATTTCTACTTTAAGAAGGGCATATGTTTTATATCCAGTTATTGTAAGGTTTGCACTAGAACCTGAAGTTAGAGTTCCAGTAGTTCCAGAAAGAGTTCCTCTACTTTCTAACCCACTAGGAGCATCAACAAATTCTACAGCATCTGGAGTGGAGTTTACAGCAAGGAATTTATTAGCACTTCCAGTAAAATTAGCAGGAGTATCTGTCAATCCAACGAACGTGGTAGAACCTCCTCCTCCTCCACCACCAGAACTTCCTTGCGTTCCTTGAGCATTTTGAGCACCTTGATTACTTAAACCTTGTAAACCTTGGCGTCCTTGCGTTCCTTGAGCATTTTGAGCACCTTGATTACTTAAACCTTGTAAACCTTGGCGTCCTTGGTTGCCTTGAAGACCCTGAAGTCCCTGACTACCTGGATCAGGTATTCTTTTCCAGACAGATCCATTCCATATCCACTGATTACCAGAAGCCTGGTATATGTCATTTAGATTTGGGGAATCAGGAAAATCTAACAAGGGAAGTTTTGGTTAATTACTTTATATTTATTATACCCTATACTCATTGATTTTATCCAGCACCTTATTGAGATACTTATGTGCTATTTCCTTTTCTCCAGGATATCCTTCATCGTGGTCAACCTGCCTCTTCAACTTAAGAATATGTACTTTAAGATCATCCTTAGTTAGTTGATTTCTAGGCATTACATAAAAAAACTCTGCCCTGTATATAGGGCAGAGTCGGTATCAGGCAGGGACTGCTGTTGTGGATTTCACATATTCTAGGACCGCTTCGGGTGTTGATGCTTCGTAAGGGTCGGTGTCTGCGTTGTCACGGAAACCTTCCTCAACGAAGATTTTCTCAATGACTCCATCATTAACGACAGCAGCATAACGCCAACTACGCTCACCGAAGCCAAGGTTAGACTTACGAACCAGGTAACCCATTGAGCGGGTGAAGTGAGCATTACCAT